ACACGCAGAATGTATGGCGTTATCATACATTCTGTGTATTTGGAGGTGAAAGACATGAGTACACACAAAGAAGAAGCAATAGATGATAAAGACAAGAAATTAAATCACAGGCAAATCATATTTGTCGAAGCATATTTGTCTAATGGATTTAATGTGGCAGCAGCTGGTAATACGGCACATCCCACATGCAATCCTAAGTCAAAGGCAGGTTGGGCATGGAAAACTTTCAGATTACCTCATGTTGCAGCTGAAATCAATAGACGCAAAGAAGAAGTTATGCATGATATGGGATTCAACAAGGAACACTTGGTTGCTGAATGGATGAAGCTGGCAAACGCTGATGCTAGTGACTTTGTGGAATGGGAATTTAGGTACGATGAACAGTCACAGACATACACACCAATCATACGCATGAAGCCATCAAGTGAAGTCGATGGAGCATGCATCAAATCAGTTAAGATTGGCAGAACTGGGAAGATTGAATTCGAATTATATGACAAGACAGTAGCCATGAAGCAGGTTGGTGAGATTATGGGATTATATCCCAAGACTTCACAGGTTGAGATAACTGGAGCTAATGGACAGCCAATTCAAATTGAAGAAATCAAAAACAAGATGCTTGAAAAGCTTAACAAGATAGCGGCAACAGTTCCACAGGAGGTAAGCAATGAATTTGACGAACCTAAGTGATAATAGAATCACCATGTCAAGCAGGGAGCGTGCTTGTTTATGAAAACAAATGTTATGGCTACAATACAGATGGACATCAAGCTAGCTGAGGGATTGGCTAAGATGACATCAGAAGAGCGTTCTATGTTCTTAAATGAAATGACAGATGATGAGATACGGTTGCTTGAATACAGCTGGTATGTGTGGGCAAGACCTGCACAGCGACTTCCTGAAGTACAGTTCCGTATCTGGCTAATACAGGCAGGACGTGGCTATGGGAAAATGTCAGATATAAATGATCTTATACGTACAGAAGATGGATGGAAAAAGCTTGGTGATATAGTTGATGGAGATAAGGTGTTTGGTGCAGATGGCAAGATGTGCAATGTTGTCAAAGCACACCCAATACAATATGCAAAGAAGACATATAAGCTGACGTTTGACACACACGAAACTGTTATATGTGGTGAAGAACATCTTTGGTACACTGAAACTCGTAATGAGAGAAGACAAATACTTAGAGGACAATCAAAAGAAGGTAAGGTAAGGACAACACAGGAAATAGTGGATACCTTGAAGCATTTTAAAGAAACAAATCATGCAATACCAGTTAACAAACCGTTACAATTGCCAGAACAGAATTTGCCAATACATCCATATGTGTTAGGTTGCTGGTTGGGTGATGGTTCAAAATCAAGCAGTGCGATAACCAATGTCGATACGGAAGTTTGGTCACAGATTGTTAAGTGTGGATATGAAATCAAGCCAAGCAATACAATTACTCACAGCATTAGCAATGGTGCAGAGACACAAAGAAATGATTTAGGTCAATACCAAAGCAATGGTTCGATGATATCTTTATTGAAGGAAATTGGTATATACAAAGATAAACGAATACCACGGATATACATGAATGCATCGTATGAGCAGCGACTTGAGATTCTTCAGGGGTTAATGGATACAGATGGATATTGCAATGAGAATGGTTGGTGTGAAATTGCACAAGTTAAGACAGACCTACTTGATGATATCTTTGAATTGGTTGGTAGTCTTGGTATCAAGGCACATAGACACACAGGTGGTAAGCGTATGTTGAATGGTGAATATTATGGAGAGAAAGATTATGTTTTCTTCAAAACATTCGTTCCAGTGTTCAAGATGCAACGTAAACTAGACAGGCAAATGGGTGCAACCAAAGCGCAATATAGAAGACAATTGTACAGATTCATAGTAAAAGCAGAAGAGGTTGAATCTACACCACTTAGGTGTTTAACTGTAGATAGTGAAGATCACCTGTTCTTGGTTGGTAAGAGTTTTATACCCACTCACAACACGAAAACGGGGGCAGAGACCATTAGATTGTGGAAAGATATGGGGTATAAACGTTTTGCATTGGTGGGTATCACACCTGCTGATATAAGAGATGTCATGATAGAAGGAACTAGCGGACTTCTTCAGGTGTGCCCACCTTGGGATAAACCCGAATATCAAGCATCTAAGAGACGTGTTGTTTGGGCAGATGGAAGTGTTGCAACTATGTACTCTGGTGCAAATCCTGAGCAGTTACGTGGTCCACAGCACGAGAAAGCATGGTGTGATGAGATATTCGCTTGGCAGTATCCACAAGAGACATGGGATATGCTTATGTTTGGGTTAAGGTTGGGTAACAACCCACAAGTGGTAGTAACAAGTACACCGAAGCCATTGGCGTTGCTTAAATGGATGAGGCAACAGGCAACATGTACGGTGACACAAGGTAGTACTTATGAAAATCAGGCAAACCTAGCAGAGTCCTTCTTCAGTGAGATATGTAGCAAGTACGAAGGTACAAGGCTGGGTATGCAAGAGTTAGAGGCAAAGATATTGGATGATAATCCAAACGCATTGTGGAGCAGGAAGTTGCTGGATGACAATAGAGTGGTGAAGATGCCAAACATGAAGCGTATTGTTGTAGCAGTTGACCCAGCTATCAGTGCAAATGAGAATAGTGATGAGACAGGCATCATAGTGGCAGGCTTAGGAAGTGACAACCATGGTTATGTGTTTGCTGACAAGAGTTTGAAAGGAAAGCCAAATGATTGGGGCAATGCAGCAATCACACAATACAACATATGGAAAGCAGACAGAATTGTGGCAGAAATCAATCAGGGCGGTGACATGGTGGAGAGCACTATTATGACTATTGACCCAAAGGTAGCCTACAGAGGTGTTCATGCATCTAAGGGCAAGTACACTAGAGCAGAGCCAGTTAGTGCATTGTATGAGCAAGGCAAGGTTCATCATGTAGGAACGTTCGGTAATCTGGAAGACCAAATGTGTGAGTGGGAACAAGGAATGGACTCACCTGATAGATTAGACGCCTGTGTATTTGCTATAACAGAGTTAATGTTGGTCAATCGTCCTACACAGGTATTAGTTCCTGGAGGCAATGAAAGTTCAAGCAAATGGAGAGGTGAGAAATAATGAATAAGAAACAAAGAATTAATAAAGCTAAGAAGATGTCCCCAAACACTGGTGGACAGGCTGGTTCAGGTATGCCTAAAACACAGCAGCAAGCCTTGGATGCAGAGTTGGGTGCTAGATTAAGTCCACCTCAAACAGCAGGTGGTAAAGGTGTTGATAACATGCAGCCTAACTATGATTTCCAAGCCAACATGGCCCAATACGATGATGGTGTAGAGGAAAAGAGCATATTCTTTGAGCAAGGTATTAGCGGTCTTACAAGGTTTGGTGGCTTTGTCTATGAAGAATGGATGAAGGAACTGCAAGGTAGACGTGGAGCATTGACATACAGGGAGATGAGAGACAATGACGCCATCATAGGTGCATTCCTCTATGCCATAGAGATGTTGATACGACAGGTTAAGTGGAGAGTTGAGTCAGCAGGGGATACACCTGCAGACATTGAAGCAAAGGAGTTCTTGGAGAGTTGTCTTGATGATATGTCACTATCGTGGAATGACACCATCAGTGAGATATTGAGTATGCTACCATACGGATGGTGCATGATGGAACTGTGCTACAAGAAGCGTGTTGGTCCAAATGAGGGAAACAATACCAACAGCAAGTCAAAGTTTAGCGATGGGCGAATAGGATGGAAGAAGTGGGGAATACGGTCACAAGAGACTCTATGGAGATGGAGATTTGAGCAGGATGGCAGTATAGTCGGTATGGAGCAGATAGCACCGCCTGACTACAAGATGAGATTCATCCCTATTGAGAAAGCACTGTTGTTTCGAACCAAATCGAACAAGAATTCACCAGAAGGACGTTCAGTATTGAGGAATGTGTATAGAAGTTGGTATTTCAAGAAGAACATCGAAGAAATTGAAGCTATTGGCATAGAGCGTGACTTAGCTGGATTACCTGTAATGTGGTTACCTGCAGAAGTCATGGAAGGTGGAATGGCAGGTGCAACAGCACAGCAAGCAGCAGCATATAGTGCATATAAGAAGATAGTGACCAATATTAAGCGTGATGAACAGGAAGGTGTCATGTTACCACTTGTGTATGATGACAAAGGCAACAAGATGTATGACTTGCAGCTGTTAACATCAGGAGCAACCAGACGTCAATTTGATACTAACCAGATAATTACACGTTATGAGCAGAGGATAGCAATGACAGTAATGGCAGACTTCCTGATGTTGGGACATGAGAAGACTGGGAGTTATGCATTGTCCATCAACAAGACAAGCCTATTCCAGACTGCATTAGAGACTGTGTTAGAGAGCATCTGTGATGTAATCAACACATATGCAGTGGCTAGACTGTTCAATTTGAACACGTTTGACGGCTTAACAGACTATCCGAAGCTAACACACGATGACATAGAGAAAGCTAATCTTGCAGAACTAGGAACATTCATCAAGGATGTTGCTGGTGCAGGTGGTATCACACTGGGTGACTTGGAAACTGAGAATTATCTCAGGGAAGCAGCCAACCTACCTAAGAAAGCTGAAGACTATGTTACACCTGCAGTAGCAGTTGAGGATGCATTCAATGATGACCTGCAACCTGACACAATAGAGGGTTTGAACGACAAAGTTGATATCAACGCTGTAACAAAAGGGCA